GCTGAGTCTACGCTTGCAGACATAGCCTGATAAACGGATTCTGAAAGGTCACCGACCGATTGCCCGGTTTCCTGCGACAATGAAAAAATATCATTATTGACAGTTCCCATTGAAACCTTTGTGGTGTCTGCAATTGTGGAAATCTTGGCAAGAGAGTACTCATACTGTTCGGCGGCTTCTGCACATTCGAAAAATGCAGAAGCCGTTTCCTTAAGGAGCATTACGATTCCTGCGGCTGCGAGTGCAGATCCGAGATTTGACACAGCGTCTGCGGAGCCTGCTCCGAAATCCTTACCGCTTTTTTCTGCGTCAGAAAATCCTTGAGATACGTCCTTTGTTCCTCTTTTGAGCTCAGACATTTTCTGCGAAGCGGCTGAGATTGATTTGTTGTATGACGAATCGACCCGACCACTAAGTTTTATTTGGATTTCTTGCTCTTTTGGCATAGGTCAATCACCTCGTTCATTATTTCAATCAAATCTCCAATCGGCATATTCAAAAAATAGTCAATACCAGTATTCAACCGCATTGATAGACTGATTGAAACTCTCAATATTGTTTTTGATTCTCCAGTACCGCCGATTCCTACAGAATTAAAAAATTTCTGATTTCTACCTCTAATCTGGTAGCATCTTTCGCGCTGATTCTGTCAAAGAATTCAATCGGTAGTTTTGTCGCTCTTGCGGCAACCAGTTGCAGGTAGAGAGAATCAAACTCTTTGACGTTCGTCCCAACTCTGCCGCCTTTCATCTTGAACAGCCTGTCAAGTTCCCTGATGTCCTTGCCTGTCAAGCTGTCAAGAGTACTCAGGTCAAGTTCAACGTATTTTGTTCCCTCGAAATCAACTGGAGATTTCAGTTTTAGCACCCTTGAAGTTTCTGTTTCTGTAGTAACTTTTTCTGACATAATATTCTCCTTTCAAAAAATAAAAGGGCGGTTTGCGGCCGCCCTTTGGGTTAGCAATTCTTCTTGATTTCGGCAAGAAGGTCTGTACCGTTGACTTCGAATACGCTGTTGAGCTTATCAATCTTGATGACAGTCTTGCCGTCAATCTCGATGTGAATGTAGGTGAGTTCAAGGGTGACAGCTGCACCCATAGTGTCGCCTGCTTTCACTTTACCGGGATTGATTTTCTTGGTGTATCCGTTGTAGGTGATTTTCAATGCACTCTGCTTGATAGCACCTGTGCTTGAATCAACAGACTGGATATCGCCGCGAAGTACCACAGACGCAGGCTTGTCGAATCCGAAGTAAGAAAAGATGTTGACGTTCAATACATTGAACGGAATCTCCTGCTCGATTGCTCCGATCTGACCAACAACCGGGGTGTTGATTTCTCCAAGCAGACCCGCGCCGGATACAGTCGCTGTTGTAGCGGAGATTTCTGCGAGGGTAACTTCTCCCGACACACCGATTAATTTGTTGGCACTGCCGTCATATACATTAAAATTATTAATGACTTCGGGTATGATCATTCTGTGTCACCTCCTACGTTAATCAGCGCACCCTTGAGCATCGTGGCATCATACTCAAAAGTGTTTTCAATAACCTCTGCAGGCGGATAAGGGGCGAGGAACTGATGGAATGTGATTTTTCCTGCTTCGAGCTGCTCGATGGGGTTCTCGCTATCGATGAATTCGATTCTCGCGCCTGCACATTTGCCACCTGCGACAAGCGATGACAGGAACTGATTCTCGTCTTCGAGGATAGATTCAACGAGCCTATAGTTTTCAAGGCTGTCGATCCTCGAAAGATAAACGAGAATGAATCTGTTCTCAATCCAACTGAAGAACCTGCGGCATCCAATCCAACGGTTTTTAGGCTCTGTTGTAGTTGGGAACGCCGCCGTGTTGTTGCCCCATGTACGCCAACCGTTGAGGTTGATTGCTGTAACGATACCGTAGCCGTTGAGTTCGTTCGCAGTAGCCTGATCGACATACACATCTGCTCCTGCGGAGTTGCAGAGCCCGGAGATACCGATTACCTTGTTGGAAGGTGTGAGGCAGGGAACGTCATCGTTGCTTGCATCGTAATACGCGAGAACGGCACCGATCACAGCTGACATACTGATTACACGCTGGCTGACCTTAGCTTTAGGCCATACCGCGATTGCGTGAGGCGAGACGACAGCCGCAGAATCCTTGGCCGCTTTGATTGCCGTAGGAACAACTGTGTTTTCTGCGATATCGATGATTGTTTCGGCAGAAAACGTGCCGTTTACATCTGTTGTCTTTGCCTGCAGAGCGGCGGCAACAACAGCGGAGGTGAAGCCGGGAGCGATAACGGTTGACGCATAGCGTCCGAATTTCGGATAAACCGAACGCACGAGTTCGATGCCTGTCATCACGCCTGTGGTAGCGTTAAAACCACCAACAATATCAGCGTCTGTAACGCCTGCAGGGTTGAGCTTCTGCGCGGTTACCGCGATGGTTGCTCCTACCTTGTCAGTGAGAGCGGAAATGACTACCTTGCCGTCTGCATCAAAGTCTGCAATGTAGTCTGTGCCTCTGACAAGGGCATTTTCGTTACTTGTCGCAACGATTGTGTCGATGAGAATGCCAACCGTATTAATGGTTGCCTGCGAGTTTGTAACCGTCAGATTTTCGGTCACCTCAGTCTTGTGCGTGGACGGATTAAGAACATTGATGAAGACGACCGGGGCAACACGCACGAGTTTGAAATATGCATACATAGCCTCGCAGAGATTGTAATTAGCAAAATCCTCGGAATATCCGAACAATCTCTGCGCTTCATCAAACGAGTGAACCAGTGTAGGAACATTGGTGACAGCATAAGGATCTGCGGCGAGATTAACAGGTGCCTTGCCTATAACGACATGAACGCCTGCTGTGGCCTGCATGATACTTGTGTCGGTACCGCTGACCTCTTTGATGGTAATACCATGCTGATAGGGCATTTTAATTCCTCCTTCAAATTGACTTGTATGCCGCGTAATATACGCCGCGCTTGAGGAGAATATCCCTTTGCGCGTTTGGCATTTCGTCCAAGTCAACGATTAATTTATTGATGAGCGGATTCGCTTCTGCGGCCGCCACCAAACTGTCCGGCAGTCCGTTAGTATACACTTCGCCTTTCGTTGCCACACCAAGAATAGTGGGACCAACATAGGCACGAGGTGTCGCTACGGCTGTGGACTGACCTTTCGTTTTCTTTGTCATGTGAGTATATCCTCCGTTTCGATTTTCGGAATAGCAAAAAACATCTCGATTGCACCGAAGTAATAAGGATACGTATCATCGTCAGGGACTGCCCAGTGGATCGGGTGCTCCGCTGACTGCAATCTCATGTACCGTGTTTTGAGCAACGGGTTGCGCTCAAATCGTTGCCTTATTCTGTCGATGGAATTGAGGATATCCTTGTGCCCTTGATTCTCAAGGGCATCGTCAAATATTCCTATAGTAATGATTACTCTGGCGGTTTCCGGCTTTGTAGGCATTGTCGTGCCACCGTCTTCAGCTCGAACAACAATGTAAGGGAACGGCTCAGGCTCATTCTCTCCTGCAGAAATAGGGAGGGCTTGCTCAAAGACGGAAAACCGTGAATATTCTCCGCTCTCATCTTTGAGTTTCCATTCGCTGAATAAGAGCTTTATTTCATCGCATAAATCTGAAATAAATGTTGAGAGTGTCACTATTTTCTCATCCTTTCTATAGCTTTTTCTAACTGCTTGGAAATTTCATCTCCGTACATCTTTTCGATTTCTGGGAGTGCAGATTCCATCACCGTACCGCCACTACTAAACATCTTAGGAATTGATGTTGAGTATAGTGTCGCAATCGGCAAGCGGTTTTTTGTTACTCGCTGAGCGACCGCGATGTGACCGCTTTTGAACTGGGTGACGAATGCCTTGATGCCGTTCTTGATTAAGGGACGCATCGGATTCTTCCTTAATACCTTTGCTTTTGTGTTGCGCGGAATTTTGCTGCCTTTTTGTGGCGGTGAATTCGGAGTGACTTTGTATTTCATCAAATCACGAATATGACCCCTGACCACTATTTTCGCGGTTAGGTTACGCGTAGTAGGCTTTCTGTACTCCATTGATTGTTTCAGCTCATTGGAACTGATGATATAGGTTGACCTCGCAGCCTTTACGAGTTGTGTTCTTGCTTTTCTGGCCGTGCTGTTTATAGCCGCCTTAAGAACTATTGGCGTTTTTTTCTCGAACTCGCCTAACTCATTCCGAACTCTGTCTATCGCGCTTGTGTCGAGCTGAATATTTACTTGGCTCACGACTTGTTCGCCTCCAGAGTAATGGAGTGGATGCCATCCTCTGAAACAGCATCCACGATCCTATACAATTTGCCATCCATTCTCAGCAATCGTCCAATATAGGGCAACGGTCCGAACTCGGCCTCCGAGACATAAATGAGCTTCTGCTTTACATAGACACCTTCGCTGCCCAGTTTTACATCTCTCACTTGACGCTCGATCGCTTCATTCTCGTCAACCTGAACTGTCATGCTTTTGCCATCAATGACATGGATGTCCGAAAATTCATCTTTGTTTAAGAACGTATCGGCAATATCTTTGCTGATTTGTTCTTTGAACGCGCTCATCAGCCGATCTTCACGTAAACGTCCGGATCGTTAGCCGCCGATGCTTTGATCGCCCAGCCGGCGAGCGTGTTGTTGGTAGCTTCATTGCCTTCGCCGGTCTGCGCGTCTGTTGTGATGCCTGTGCCATCAAAATAAACAGCAGCTCCGAGCGCGATTGCGGCTGCACTACTTGTCTTTTCAAAGATAAAGACTCCCTCAGTGATTACGGATCCGAGGGCTCCGGGCGCGATGTCGGTGCCAACAACGCCGATACGGTTGCCAATGGCGACGACGGTGTTTGCCTCGATTTTGCTTTCGGTGCTGTTGGTGTAGTCAATCTTTGCACCGGGCTGCCAGTATGTACCTTTCATTACGGTCTACCTTCCTTTCATTAGAGTGTGCTGTTGATAGCAATGCCGGGATTCTTGATGGCACCTCTGTAGTCCATTACGGAGATACCCCAATCAAGGAAAACGTCCCATACAAGGCCGAGGGTACCTGCAGGTTCCGATCTTCTGAGCGTGGGAACTTCCTGACCGTTGAGGTAGTCAACCTCGATGAAGTCCGTATCGTCCTTGTCGCCAATCAGCCACCACGGCATTACATTGCCGAAACCGCCGCAAAGCGCATTGACGGTGGGATCCTCCACAATCTGAATCTTGTTCCTGTATTGGAAAAGAGGGTTAACCGCCTGCGTGTTGCCGGACGTGTTGATTGTCGGGGAGAAGAAGATGGTATACATATCGAATGCATAACCGGAGGGAACAACGATGTATGCAGGGCGAATGATTGCCGCCTCCTCGAATTCATCGAGTTGGGTGTTCATTGCGAGAATCATTGCTTTAAGCGACTCGGCAGTGATACCGCTGCCAACGGTCACGAGGTTGCCGTGACTTGCGTGGAACAGATTCTTACCATCATAAATCTTGGGGTTGTCGATAAGAACCTTGTACACCTGCTTGTTGATTGTCTTACGTGCGCTCTTGGCGTACTTGGCAGGGATTCTGGAAACGAAGCCGATGTCATCGTTGATGAACGCCTGACGGGTCATGGTGAACTGACGACCGTAGGTCTTGAGCTGACGCTGCGGACGCTTTTTGTCGCTGATCATATCAGCCTTGAGCTCACCATTCTCCGGCACCTCGAGGAACTCGCCTGCGGGGCCGCTCAGATAGTTGTTGTCGTGCTTTTTGAAGTCGTTGAGAGTGCCCTTTTTCGTGAAGATGTCAAAGGTGACGTTGGCGGTCTTGTGACCTTCAACGTATGCTTTCTGGATCGCCTGATCCATGATTGTCGGGAACAGTGCAGAAGGATTGAACGCGCTACGCATAACCATCGCGAACACGTCATCGGCAGATTTTCTCTCTACATTCTGACCTTCCTTCTTGAGGACTTCCGTTGCAAGCTCTTTGAGAGTGAGCCCGGCGAAACTTTTGGCACCTTCAGCGGCATTATCCTCAGTAATGATCTGAGATTTAATCAGCAAGCCGTCAGCCGCCGCTCTGGCAAAGCGGTCACTCTCAGACTCGATAATCTGCACACCGCCTGCCGCAGGGACGGAACCTCCTGCTCTGGGAATAGGAGCGTGTGCGCTTCTCAGCTCGTTGATTACGAGCTCCCTTGCCGCCTCTACGCTCGTGCCGTTGTCGATCATCTCATTGGCGCGTTCCTCGGTGATTCCGAGATCGGTGCACATCGAGCGAATCTCACCGATTCTTTCGCGCTCTGCGCGTTCGATTGCGGAACGCTGCTCTCTTGTCGGTTCCTGCGGAGGATCATCATTTCCCTCTGTCTGCTGAGTAGCAGGTGCAGGATCACTCTCATCGCGTTCGAGCTGTTCCTCGATGGCACGAATCTGATCCTGAATAGAATTAAACTCTGCTCTTTCTGCATCTGTCATTTCTCTGCCTGCGGTAGTTGCACCTTCTATAAGTGCACGCTGACGCGCAAGCAGTTTTCTGAGTTGTTTCATATCTGCTTACCTCCAAGCTTTAGATAATTTTCATTGAGCTGAATCTGGAGACGGAAATTTTCCATTTCCTCAGCTGCTTTTTGCCGCTGATTTGCGGCTTCGATTTCTCTGCCTACGCCGACTGTTGGGTCTGCAGGAACAGATACAATCGAAATTTCAAAAGGTTCCCAATCTGTCGCTACATAGCACGGACCTTTGAACCGACCGTCCGAGGACTTTTTTCCCTCTTTGATTTGCTCATACCGATTTACTATGTATCCGACAGATACGCCTTTCAGCGTTTTGCTTTTAACCTTTTGGAAGATTTTCTCGGAAAGTTCGTCTGTGTCAAACTCAATCTCAGCTTCGCCTCTGCCGTTTGCAATGTTGACGGATATGATTTTTCCGATTACGGCATCACGGTTATGGTTAAAGAGAACACAGCCTATGTTCCGAAGCCTGTCAAAGTTTGCGGCTCCTTCCCTGTGGTCAAGGATTTCGGGACCGAACCAACGATTATATGGTTCTTCTGAGCTGAAACTCAAACTGATTCGTCTGCTGTCAGCTTGTTCGCTTTTAACGCTGATGACGAACTCTCTTGTCAGCTGTTCGGGCTTATCACGCTGACGCATCATCATTGTCTTTTTCATCGCTTTCACTGTTTGCGGATTCTTGAACGCCATTATTATTTACACCTCCTCCGATTGTAACACCCAGTTTATCGGCGTACTCTTGTACATCGGCCATATCCTTGATGGCCTGCCGCCAATCCTTGCCCGTTTCGGCGGCTATATCCTTGAACGTCTTTTGACCTGTTTCAAGGGCTGTCTTGTTTGCTGTCGCTTCTTTTGCAGGGTCAATCCACGGTTTAGGTGCCTTGACCCATGCGTGCTCAAAATACTTCTCTTTGTTATTCCAAAAATCGGGAATCGTTATACGTCCTGACAGAACGGCCGAAATAACGAATGTTTCGTATATTTCGTCCATAACGCTCTCGATGGATTCTCTGTCATCAGCGAATGTTTCGCCGTCTTCGATGATGCCTTGCCTTGCTGAAGCGTAGTTCGACTGGCTCATGTCACGCGATGTTGCTTCGTATGAGAGCCCGTTGCCGGCCGCAATCATTCTTTGATGCGTCTTGATGAACGTTGATGCGTCAGCGGCCTGCCCTGTCGGGTTGACCACCTGCACTTCATCGCCTGCGTTCAGCTCGTTGATCATGCCCGGTGTCAGCATCTTGCCGTTGTAGCTGTATTTGCTTTCGGCGGCTGTTGGCCCACGGCCGATAGAATTGCTCGGGAGCTGTCGCTTGATAAACACAGCGAGACAGGCGTTGATTCTTTCTTTGACGGACACCGCATTCATATATTCGTTCGCATCGCGAATGCGCTTCATTATAGGAGTCATTTCCGGCATCTCGCGGCATTGCGAATATCTGCTTTTTGAAAAATAAAAAATTACGTCTTTGGCATCTACGTATTCTGCATCACTCAACAGTTCCATGCCGTCAAGAGAGAATTTTCTGATAAAATATCCGACCGGGCGGTTCTCCGGCGTGAGCTCGATGCCGCCAACTACTTTATTGCCTTTGTTGTGCGGCTGATACTGATTAAGATCGAGTTCGTCAACTTCAAGCATTTGAAGCTGAAACGGAAGAATTCCATATGACGTGTAGCGTTTCAAGAACAATACGCCGCCGTCAATTTTCTTCCTTTTCACGGCTGTTCTCAAAATCTGATTAAGACTTTGGGTGCCTGTTACATCACAATTCCGAGCCTTGCACCACTTTCCCCATAGCTTTTCGATTTGATTCCCGAGTTCTTCGTCATCGATCTGCACCTGCAGTTTCCGACCGCCGCCGATGATATTACGAACCCATGCAGATATGAGACTGTTCATCATATCGGAGTTGCGCTCGAGGTCGCGTGCTCTGTTTCTAACTATGTCGCGGCTGTCACGGTCAAGAAATTCCCCGGAGCCGCTTGACGCTCTCCAATTTGCGTTTAATCGACTGTAATCTCCGACATCGTAGTTGCCGCGCAATTCTTCCAATGTTTGCCTATAGGCGGCACGCTGCGCTCCCCAACGCGGAGAAATGACGGATATTGCGTTGTCTATGAATTTTGAAATCCCCATCTTT